CTTCATTATTAGCATTATCAAAAGAAATCCATTTATCTTGATCATTTTGTCTAACATTGAAATCTTTGCATAGTAAATTTACCAGTTCTACCATATTGTTTTTAGCTCTATTTACTTTATCTCTGATATCTTTAATGTTTTTAATAGTTCCAAGTCCAGGATTTGCTTTGTACCATTTTTTTTCATCTTGCCACTCATCTGGGCTATCTAATTCATATATTACAGGTAATACTGTTTCATCTACAACTTGACTTTTTCCTTCATATCCTTCAATTATTTCTGAAAAATACTCATATTCATTATCAAATACACTTTCTCTAACTGTTCCCATTGTAGATGTTTCTAAAAGCATTGGTTGTTCTCTAGCACTCATTGAATCATACATAACATCTAATAAATTTTTATCTTTCCATGCGTGAACCTCATCACATATAACAAAATGTGCGTTTAAACCATCTAATGAATTACTATCAGATGCTAGAGCTTTAAAAAAGCTCTCTGTTTCATCATAGAATATTCCATTTACTAAACATCTCATTCTTTTTGCAAGTGCAGGAGATTTTCTTATCATTCTTTTAGCTTCTTCCCAAGCAATTTTAGCTTGATCTTTTTTAGTTGCAACAGAATATACTTCTGCTCCACCTTCTCCATCTTTTGTAAGCATAAAATCTCCAAGTCCACTATCTATTGTTGATTTTCCATTTTTTCTTGCTACAAATAATGCACCTTTTCTATATTTCCTAATTCTAGTTTCTTCATCTACAAAGCCAAACAATGCAGAGATAAAAGCCTTTTGCCATAATTCTAATTCAATATGTTGTCCTGCCCATTTTCCTTTACTATGTCGACAAAATCTTTCTATAAATTCTATTGGTAAATTTCCTCTTTTTTCATCATAAACAAATGTATGTGTTTCATTTTCTTCTGTTGTTTTATTAAAAAAAGAAACCGTTCTAGGTTTCTTAATATCTTTAACTAATTTCTTATAAACAGCTAATACTTTATGACATGCTCTATCTGGATTTTCTAATAAAAAATTATAATACTGTTCTATATATGTCATTAATCTACTCCAAAACTATCAAAGCCATCATCTTTTGGCTTTTCAAACTCTTTAGGGAGCATATCGTTTAACTGTTTAATTGTATTATTATAATTTTTTATCATTTTATCGTAAGTTTTATTTTCTGTGCTGTCTTTATAGCCATATTGATTTTTTCCATTTTTGTACTGCTCTTTAACTCCATTTATATTTATTGTATCAGTTAATTCTTTCAAGGTTACATACATAAAAGCAGCATTTTCTATTAAACCTTTTGCCAGTTCCAACTTATTTTTTGGTAATTTCTTAAATAATCTTTTTAACCTTCTAATTTCTGCGTTTATGTAATCTTCTTTGGTTTTTTCAGCTTCTGCCACTTTTATCATCTCCTTTACCACACCCCTTACACACGCAATCTGTGTATTTTTCGAAGCCCCACACACCGTTCTCCCTTAGATGCTTATTTTAGGGCTATATGGGGGGCTATTTGAAATATGTTGTTACTTCTTTTATTATTTTTTCATCCGCATAAAATGTTTCTGTAATATAATCTACCATTTGTTCCATTGTAGTTTCTTCATTGCTTGTTGCCATTATTACATACCCTTGTGATTTTGAATCATCTATTACTTTACATGTGTGTCCTTCTAACATTCTTATTCTATTTCTATATTGTTCAATTTCTTTTGAAAGAGCTTCTATTATTTCTTTATCGCTCATATCTTTATTATTGTAAAACCTCGTTACTCTATTTCTTGTATATTTATAATCTTCGTTCATTCTTAATCAAATCTCCATTTTCATCAAATACATATTCCGCTTCTTCAGCAAAGTGTTCTTTATTATGACATTCTTGGCACAAGCTTTCTAAGTTATCTATGTTAAAGAATACATTATCATCCATGTAGTTAATATCTGTTATATATTCTTTATGATGTATTATATTGACTACAGAATACTTTCCGCTTCTTTAAACATCTTTCACAAAAAGGATTTAATATTCTTTTTTGTTTAGTTAGTTTCTGCCATCTTTTACTTTTATATTTCTTTGCTATTTCTGGATTATCTCTATATGTCATATTACTTTACTTTCTTTGTTGTTTTCTTTGTTGTCTTTACAGCCTTTTCTGTTTTAACTTCTTTCTTTGCTGTTTCAACAACTTCTTTTTCTTCTTTGATTTCTTTAACTACTTCTACAAATCCTAATTCAACTAAATGTTCTTTTCTTGCATAATCAACTTCCCATTGTTCTCCTTTTTTAGGAATATATTTAACTCCTTTGACTTGAGTTAATTCTTTATCCCAATTATTAGTTCTTTCGTATTTGTCTGTTGCTTGTACTAAATACTTCATTTTCTTTTCCTCCCCATAATTTGATTTTACATTGGCTAATAAATTAATCCAGTTATCCTCTGGAATTTTATATTTGAAAGGTTTTACCTCTTTATTAAATATCTGTTCTACTACCTCTTCTACATTGCTCATATCATAATTACATACAATTTTCATGTTGTCATCTATTGGTAATTCTTTTAATATGCTCAATGGAGTTGTTACTATTGGTACTCCATATCCTAATGCCTCATTGTCTGTATAGCAATATGTTTCCATATCATTTGGTAAATGTATTATATAATCTGCCATAGCAATATACGGTCTTATATCTATTCTTGGTTTCATAATACATACATTTGGAGAATTAATTGTTGCTTGAATCCCTGGATTCGAAAATATTAAAAACAAATAATGTTTTCCTGTTCTTTGACAATATCGATCCATTAC